ATCCATCTACAAAGTTTTACAAAATGTTCTTGTATTAAAAAATAATCAATTTCTTCGTTAGTCATCTTTATGCTCCTGTATAAACATCCAAGCAATTACCGCTGCCACTATCAATGTAAACGCAGTTGCCATTAAGGCAATGATCAAGATGATTGTGTCCGTCATGATTCACCTATCAGTTTAAACGTGGTTGTTATCTTTTCCTGAATTGATTTTTTATCTGCGCCTTCTTTCATCTCCGCATCAATCCAACGCAGAGTTTCATACATCACCTCTGCATTGACGGCTCTTCTTAGCTTGTCTTCATCATCAGGGTAATTAAAGGATAGTGTGGCTTGCATTCTCATTCTTCCCCCTCGATTTGGCCAGTAGCCATTTATCACCTAACATTCGGATGGCCTTGACCCACTTGCGTTGGTTCTCCCTATTTTGATAATAGGGAATGTAGTCCACGTTGTATAACTTTCTTGCCCGTTTAAGCATTGTTATGTTCATAATGTTCCTTTAATTGTTGTGGCATTTTTTCTGTGATCCAGAAGCCATCTTTGTTTAAACTCATACCAGCAGCCAGCATTTCTTCGGTTGTCATGCATCTGCGGTCTACTCCAAACTTACCGATCCTGTGCCATATAAAAGGTTTGTTGCTGTTAAACCTTTGTTTACACGAACCGCATTGGTTTTTACTGCCCGTTAGTGGTTTCATTGGTCATCTTCTTTTTAACAAGTTCTAACTCGATAAGTTCTGCCATCGAGGTTCCCGATGGGAATCTCAACTGGGCAGCTTGCATCTCATAAATGTTGGCTATACAAGCTTCAATGCCTGCGTTATACCCTGCGGTGAATGGATCACCTTGGGAAAACTTAGAAGACAATGCTTCTCGTATAACCTGTGCCATTGTGACTCTGTACTTCTTTGAGTACTTCTTTAAGTCTGAGATATCTTTCGGTTCTAAATACGTCATTACCGCTTTATATTTAGAAGGTGTCATTTCGTTTCCATTCGTTAAATACATCCATCAGTTCGGTGAATCTTTCCTGCGCTTTCTTGTTTCCGTTGAGTTCAGTTCTTGATTCAATCCGACAGTATCGGCAGACTCCATCTGCCGCCCCCGTTTCACCATCTATATCTGTAAGATTGGTGGCCACAAGGAACTGTTGAAAAACAGGATCTCGGCAGATCATGCCTGCCGTCTTGACCATGTTGTTGTAAGGCACTGCTGACTCATCATCTGCAATGCGTTGTATAGCCACTGCATATCTTGCCCCAACAAAGTCACGCAGAATCTCTTCCGGAACCTCATCGGGGTGCATGGCAAGCGTTAAGATAAAACCTGTGCGGTCTTGCTTTAACGCTATCTTCCTTGCTTCAAAAGATAGTGCCATCAGAATGGATCTTCTTCATCTTGGGATTGATGCTCTTGACGGATACCGCCACCCTCTTTAGGAATGAAACGATCCACGGCCAAGGACAGGTATGTCTTTCCGTTCTTGTCGGTCTTCTTCCAACCTGACAACTTAACCACGTGACATCCATCTTCAATCTTGACATTGGTCAAGTCTTTCATGTTGATATGGATAGTCCCGTAGTAGTCGGGAGACTGTGGGCCTTTCTTAAAATTGGATGGGCGAAGTGATCCGCCGTCAGGCTTTTGTTTAAACGCTGTTGTATATGTCATGACTGCTCCTTGAGTTGTTTAAATTTGAGCTTAAGCTCGGTGAAATGATCTCTAACTTTCGCATAGAGATCGGGGTGAGAACGCTTGAGATCGTCCAATTGGGTTTGGTTGTTCTTCCAGTAGTCTGATAGATCGTTGACGCTTTGTACGTGCCAAGCCTTATTCGCATACTCAATCATGCCTTCAGCAAAGAGTTCTCGACTGGCATCATCCACGGGTGTACCCGAAACAACCTTCTTCACTGCCTTCTGAACTATGGCCTCCACCTTCTCTTGCTGCTCTTGTTTAAACGCAACATCCGCAGCTTCCTCGGGTACATCTTCTCCTGCATAAATGTAGAGTCCTAGGCCATGCAGGCTGACTGCCTTGGTCATGCAACGCATGATCGCAGTGTTGACTGCAAATGCATCAGGGTTGGTGATGGGTTTATTCCTGTAGTCCATGACTGGCAACATACAAGTACGGGGTTGGCCAAACATGGTGACGGTGACCCATACCATGCCTGTGCCGTTTACATCCATGTATGGTTTGCCGTCAAACTGTTCCACGTGAAACACTGCGCTTGGATCAGCTTTCAAAACTTCTGCCCACGCCCACGCCCAACTCAAATACGTTAAGCCATTCTTCTTTTCGGTATGTGCGTTTACATTGATACGCAACAGATCCTTTGGAGATGTTGTGGTTTCAAACTCCATCTGATTCTCCAAGCTCTCGTTGGTACTGATCACACCATTGGGCAACTCCGCAGTAGTTTCCTGTGCAACGGACGGGTTCACCTTTTCTAGTTTCGACATATCCTTTTTCCTTTTCTGCCAACTCTGTGGCTTCTTCGATTGATTTAAATAACTTGATGGCTGTTTTACGGCCTTCCCTCTTGACGGCATAGACTGTCTCTCTTTGCCATCTTTCCTCATCAGAGCAGAGCGGTAGCTCTTCTCCAAAGTCCTGAAACATCTTGGCATTGCGATGTTGTTCTAATCTGTCCCGAACGTAGGTTTCAGTCTTCACTGCATCCCACATTGGAATATCCACCATGTGAATAGGGGCTTTAGGATATCCATCCTTCTTTTCATGGCGACTGAAATCCCTAATGAAAGCGCAGATCTGTAATCCAACAACTTTACGTTTCTTTACCTTCTCAACTAACCACTTGTAGACATTCAGTTGTTGCTCCCATTCCACCTTGTCTTGCATGACTGCCCACGCAGAGGTGAACTTGTAGTCAATGATGACAATCCCCTCGGGGGTTTCTTTTTGCAAATCGATCTGTCCGGAGATGGCTATTTCGTCCACATTGATGAAGAGCCTCTCCTCCTGTATGTACCCGTCAGTTACGCCCCTTTCCATGACCACATGCAACGCAGAACCGAGCAATTGCCATAGGTTGTCAGCCACGTCCTGAACGACCTTCTCGTCATACTGCTCACGCAGTCTTCTGATGCGTGGAGGAGACATCAGTTCTGTTACGCTATACTGCGATGCTCCTTTAGAGTAATATTCCGTTGTCGCTAAAGTCATTAGCGTCTCAGGAACGTTCCAATTGTTTGTAATTTTCATTGACTCTCCTATAGGTGTTGAATGGATGATTTGAATAATATCACTATCGAAAACGATTTGCAAGCACTTTCATTATATATTTTAGGTGAGCCTGCAAGTAAAGCAAATTCACGCAGGGTGGTGCGTATTGGCAACATGTCTCGGTTGATCAAAAGCCAGAAAGCGTTGGATTATTGCGATAGGTTTAAACAGCAATGCAAGCCGCTGGCTAACCTGATGACTCGTGATGTCAGGGTGATCATGAAGATCTATTACGCTTCCCGCCGTCCGGATTTGGATGAGAGCTTGATTCTTGACCTGATGCAGGGTCTGGTCTATTTAAACGATAGACAGGTAAAAGAGCGTCACGTGTACTGGGGATTGGATAAAGAGAATCCAAGAGCCGAGATTATTGTCGAGGAGTTGCCGACAAAAAAGCCCCGCACTAAGGCGGGGCAAAGGACAACTGCAAGTTTGCAAAGAAAATGAAAATAACTTGCAAAGGAATATTAGCACATAATAGAATGAAGGTACATCAAGAAGTGTAGAGATTGGTGGGTATGAAGTCGGTCAACGGTGCGCTGAACGTCTAGAGTCTGGCCAGTAATCTAGCGATAACATCTTCATCCCGATGCTCCACGCAGGTCATGACTGCAACAGTCTCTACTCTTGTTGGTGTGCAACGGGTTAGCGCCGTTGTAAACTCCTATTTGAGTTTGGAACACAACACACTGCTTTATGTGCCACCAACTTTTTTTTAAAAGGGTATTGACAAGTCTTGATACTTGTTGATACACTGCGATCACTAATTGGAAGTGGAACTCCGATTAAGAGCCGTTAAATCAAACTCCGACCCCGCATGGGGTTGCGATAGCCCACAAGGTTATTGTGTTCCACCGGGGTTTGACTTAACGGCTTTTTTTTTGTCTCCATTTTTCTATAACTCATTCACTGGTCGGTTAACAGTAGCGGTGAATGTTTAAACCCCCTACTATGGGAAAGACAAGGAAGCAGGGGTACGGGTGGCGAAGTTAGCGCCCTATTGTCGAACGGCTGACGAGTCACGTGGCTCCGGAGAGCATGGTGTAAAGGGCTTAGGATAGGCTAAGTCCGTCCACCAAAGAGCATCCCCTTGGGGATGCAATGACGGCAAGTAAAGGTATGACGGCTAAGACAGGGGGTTATCACTAACCATGCGTGTTGTATTAACAAAGGAAGAGTTATTCATCTGCCGAACCCTCGGGGTCATGAGGAGATCTGCGGCGATGGGGAATGTTGTAGATCAACAGATGGGTAACCAAGAGACTTGGGCTATTGATATTGATGGAATGATAGGTGAATACTGTGTGGCTAAGTATTTGAACCTATGCCCCGATCTGACGGTCGGGGTAAGATCAGGAGGGGCAGATCTCATGACCCACAAGGGAATGAGTATGGATGTTAAAACTACTCGGCACAAAAACGGTAGGCTTTTAGCAACACTAAAGAAGATAGAAGATCCTTGTGATATTTACGTTCTTGCCATCGTTGATGACACGGGCGCAGATATTATTGGATGGGCAAGGAAGAATGATCTCTTCCAAGATAAAAACAAAGTGGATTTAGGGTTTGGTGAAGGCTATGCCCTCGAACAAAATCAATTAAAGGAATTCAAAAATGGCAACTCGTAATTACAAACAAGAATATGAAAGATATGACGGCACTCCAGAGGTTAAAAAGAAAAGGGCAGAGAGAAACAAAGCACGGGCAATGTTAGAAAAAGCAGGCGTGGTTCACAAAGGCGATGGTAAAGACGTTGACCACAAACGACCCCTCAGCAAAGGGGGAACTACGGTCATGGGGAATCTTCAGGCAAAACCTGCCAGCCAGAATCGCTCGTTTAAACGGAAATCTGATGGCAGCATGAAATGAATCCCGAGTTCATTGAGCAGTTCCATTTTGCCGACACGCTCAGGGTGACATGCCCCAATTGCAAAACCGAGCGTAAGAAATCCAACAACAAAGACATGAGGCTGACCCGTCAACCAGACGGGGCAGTTCTCTACCATTGCCATCATTGCCAAACAAACGGGTCAGTGCAACCCAAGGAGAGATATGTGTCAGCAGTACCCAACATTCAAGTAGTCAGTAACGCACTGACGACCCCTCACTATGATTACCTCAAGTCGAGGGGGATATCAAAAGAGACCGCAGATAAAATGAAGCTGTTTGCGGCGGACAAGTTCTTTGGTCGTTTAAACAAAACCAGCGCAGCCATCGGCTTCCCGTATTACCGAGACGGCGCTTTGGTGGCAGTCAAGTACCGTGCCTTCCCTGATAAAGACTTCACGCAGGAATCAGGTGGGGCGCATGATTTCTTTGGAATAGATCACGTGGTCAAGGGTAAACCCTTGGTCATTGTAGAGGGTGAGATTGATGCCCTGACCCTCATGGAGGCAGGGATAGAGAATGCAGTCTCCGTGCCTAGCGGTGCGCCCATCAAAGTAGCGGATGGTAAGGTCTCCCCATCAGAAGACAAAAGATTCGCCTTTGTATGGAACGCCAGAGAGATCATTGATTCTGCGCCTTATGTGATTATCGCCACTGATCAAGACACCGCAGGACAGGCGTTGGCCGAGGAGTTGGCAAGAAGGATAGGCAAAGACAAATGTCGGCTTGCCAAGTTCGACATGAAAGATTTAAACGAGGTATATCTTGATGACCCTTTTCGGATTGAAGATATCCTGAACGATGCGACACCTTACCCGATCTCAGGGTTGTCGATGGCCGAATCTTACGTGGATCGTTTAAACGACCTCTACGCAGCGGGAACGGGTAAGGGTGCATCGACTGGATATTCTTCGCTGGATAACGTTTACACGATAGCTACATCGCAGTTGTCTGTCGTCACTGGCTATCCTTCGTCAGGCAAGTCCAACTTTGTTGATCAGTTGATGGTCAATCTAGCCAAGAATGAGGACTGGAAGTTTGCAGTATGTTCGTTTGAGAATCAGCCCGAGATTCATATCTCAAGGCTCATGGAGATTTACACCAAGAAAAGATTCTTTGACGGCAAGGAACGGATGACTCAGGAGGAAAAGGATCATGCGTTTAAATGGGTCAATGAGCATTTTCTGTTCATTGATACAAACGGGGAAGAGCCAAGCACACTGGAATCCATCCTTGAACGGGCAAAGGTGGCGGTGAAAAGGATGGGCATTCGGGGGATGGTGATTGATCCCTATAACTACATCGATTTAAACAGGGACTCGACCGAGACTGAGGCTATCTCCAATATGCTTTCCAAGGTACAAAGGTTTGTTAAAACGCACGACATCCATTGTTGGTTCGTAGCTCACCCCTCCAAAATTAACCGCAGTGGGGTGGAACAACCACGGCCTGATGGCATGGCCATCTCAGGATCAATGGCATGGTGGGCTAAGACGGATTGTGGAATCACAATCCACAGAAAAGATCATTACGTAGAGGTGGCAGTGTGGAAATGTAGGTATAGATGGGTGGGTACGCAGGGGGAAACGACCCTTCTATATAACAAGACATCAGGCACGTACTCCGAGAACCTCGACACCTTCTAGCTCATGGGGTGAGCTTTGTTTAAACGCAAGGCTTTCCCTCCGCCAGAATCCCCAGGAACAGTTGTTTAAACGCAATGACCTACCTGGAACTCACAGCGGTCTTCTGTTTAAACGCAAATCCTGGTGGGGACAAAAAAAAGCGCCCCGAAAGGCGCTTAAGTTTTACATTTATATACCGCTCCAAACATCGTTTTGTACTGGCCAAAGGCTCGTGGGGTTTTATCGTACCCCATCTTGTAAACCCTCCATCGGCCATCGTACTTGATGTATTTCTCCCCTGCGTTGACCTCCATGTCAGAGTTTATAAGTTCAATAATATGATCATATTTGTACGTCTGCTTTAGGAAATCGGGGTCACGGCACGTTAAGGCTTTGACCTTCAATGCATAGGCTTGTTGGGTGCAACAAGCTCATCATAGAGAACCGATGAATAATTCAGGAAGTCTTCCTTCGTCACGTCATTGTGTCTCATGATGTTTAAACAGACACTCATGAGGGTAGCAAAGGCGACCTCCTGCTCTATTTCGTTTTCAATGAGTAGATCAACAACCTTGTCGTTGAGGTCAACGATTTGTTTTAATGGGTTCATATTCCCTCCACTCGTTTGACAATGTCCATTGCATCGGGTTCATAGGGTGCAAGCACCTTAATGAGTTCATACATCTGCGGGGCAAAGGCAATCATCCTTGCGTTGTCCCTTTGTGCCTCAAGGGTCAGCACTTTAGATGAACAGTCAGCGATCCGAACATCTCCCGCTTTTGTGTATTCCCACACTGTCGTTTTATCGGGCGAACCGATCCACCATTGTTTAAACATCATGGCCTCCAGTAAAGTAGATCAATCAATATAACAACAACGGCAATCGCATAAGCGAGGGTCAGCGCCCATGAATCATCAATTGGTTTCATCTTCAGTCTCCCATGAACGGTTTTCAAACTCAGTCACCAATGCCTCGTCTGACATTTTGTCATAGGCAATCCCAAAGCGCAGAATGTAATCCAAGTACTCAACGTCATCATGTTGCATGGCCTGACGTATTGTCTCAATATCATCTTCGACTAATCGGTCAATCATTACTTGTCTATTCATTTTAGTTCTCCTCGATTTGTTCGTCCACGTCCGACTGGTCGTATCCAGTCAATATTTCAGGCCGATAATGGCTCAACACCTCATCAACACACCTAGAACATACCCTCGCAAGAGGGATGTTTTGTGCGTCTGTTTCCCACCATGATTCTTCTTTTGTATGATTACATCTCACGACTCTTCTCCCTTTTTAGAATATTACTCACCCAAACCTCAATCTCTTGATCGGACATTCGGCCGATCACCACGCCTGCCAACTCGTAGAATGTCATGTTGGCCATCTGTTTAAACATAGCGTCCACTATGTCATCTCCCCACGTCTGCTTGATGGTTTCAATTTGCATGGGGAATTCCCCTGAAATAACGCAAAGCACTACGGTCATTATTGTCAAGGTCATCAATGCATGACTCCATGTCATCGAG